CAGACCCCCAATCGTGCACAAGCACTAAGTAAACAAATGGAAAACGTATAGGAGGAAACATGAATAAATATTTACAAAAAGCTGTAGAGTTATACGAAACTTGGAAAGCAAAATGGGAAGGTCTTAATAGAAAAGGCAAACTTATTGTTGCAGGTTTAGTTATAATTAGTATTATAGTAATATCAGAGGTTATATAATGGCACTACCAGTTACACAACAATTAACAGATCAATTAAACAAAGAAAGTGTAGGGGAGATTCCTACTACGCCTATGGAAGGTAATGTATCAAGACCCTTAATTATAGGAGATTTATTAGCAGCTATGAAAGATTTAAATTTTAATGATTTAGTAAATGAATATGGATCTATGGCTGCAGTTGCAAATCCAAATACCACTGCAAGTCCTGGATTAATGGCTGAGATAAAGGCTCCACCTTCTCCTTTAGAAACTCAAAAGTCTCAAGAAAAAGTAGAAGCAGCAAAAATACCTCAAGGTGATCCTGAGTTCGTGGCTCCTGATCCTGAAGATATTCCTACACCTATGACAGATGCTATGAATATTAAGCCTGACCCTAACGTACAAGATACTACAGCAAACTCCGGGCTAATGAAGCCTGCCATAGCTTAAAAATCTTTTAATAAAACATTTAGCGAGTCATCAAAGTCATAAGTTTTAGACTTGCAATGACCCACTATTGTAGTAATTAAATTTGCGTGATAGCCTTTACCTAGTTTTTTAAGCACTTGAGCACTAGGTAAAGACTCATGGTCGACTACCACTTCTCCCTTTTCATTCACAAGAACAGTGGTTCTAAAAAGAATAGCCTCCTCTTTTTTCTTCATTTCTTTTTAGCATCTTCCTTAACAAAGTCAGGTCTAATCTGAGGATCTAATTTAGGCAGTTTGCCTAATAGATTTATAAGTTGTACCACCTCTGCGTAAGGTCTAGTAAACATATACTTTACAACTGTGTTTACTTGTTCCTGTGTTATTAGATAATTATTGTCCATCGTTCCCCCTATATTTTAGTTCACCTGCTATGGCGCTATATGCAGCCATATCTATATAAGTATCTTCACTTACATTTCCGGCTTTCGTTCTAGCCATTTTCAACAACGTCATCATCAAAGCTACATCATGTCCTGTGATGTGTACATTCAAAAAAGCAGACCAAAGTTTAGCTATATTATTATGCATAACTTCTTTATCGCCATACTCTTTTGCTCTATCCCCTGATATGAGTTCGTCAGCTATATTTAGTAAATTACTTGCGTCTTTCATATTTTTTTCTTAACTCCTTTATACTAATGGATTGTAAGTCATACTCTCCTTTATCTACGTTTCTTTTTACAATAAGTCCACTCCACCATAAATGTTGTGTACCTTTTGCAAAACTTTCTTTATGGTTTAAATAGCACCCTGCATTTAATCCCATAATCTTTCTACCATTATGCATTGATCTAACTGCATAATCAAATAAATGGGAATGACCAACAGTAGCAGATTGAAAGTTCTTCTTTAGTAAATTAGAAGCAACATAATCTCCACTGATAGGTTTACCCATAACTCCACTAGCTATGTTATGACAATAAAGAACTCCATCAAGTTCTATTATTTTTTCATAGTCGTGGTATTCCCAACCATACTTGGCAAAAGGAATATCGTCAACACTCAATGTGCCTTCCAACTCTGGATTGTCTTCAACAAACCTAGTTATTCTATGTTCATGATTACCTCCTAACATAATTTTTCTAGTTTTCTTATTCTTAAAACCATTATTAAATAATTCTAAAGCTTCTTCTGCATGGTCTATTTCTTTTCTATATCTCCTACCTTCAAAAGCCTTTTTTCCTCTATCGAAATGAGATAGGGAATCCATATTGACCCAATCTCCTAGACAGATAACTATATCAGGATTGAGTTCTTTAGCGAACTTTCCTGCCCAAGTAAATCTGTCGTTACTTGTTCCCATTTTTACATGAGGGTCTGGTATTACTAGATGAGTTGTCATTAGTGCAACTTCTCCTTCCTTTTTGTTAGTAAATCTTCGAATTTTACTCTGTTTATACTCTCTGTTTCGTGCATAGCTTCTACACCTCTTTCAAATATATAATCAGGATCTTCTACAGAAGCTTTTACCATTCCATGCGCTATTGTTAACGCAATAGCATAACTCTCTACTTGTGGTGCTTCATTTGAAGGTAGCACGCTACATGCAAATCCACCATCTGTTGGTAAAATAGAAACAAGTATAGCTTCTTTTATATTATTATTTTTCTTCGGCATTTTTCTCCTTTATCAAATCTATAAAATGTTCTGCATCAACTATCACTAGAGGATCACGCTGATTCATTTTTATAACAGCAATCGCTGTCTCGTTTTCTTTAATATGGTGATTTGCTTGTACCATAATATCATATATACCTTTGAATGTTTCTTTGTTCTTACATTCTATAGAATAAGGTATCAATTCTTTAGCCCTAGTTGAAAGCTTAATATCAACTCCTGTCTCCCCCATAATAGCACCTGATACATCATCCTCAGTTAAAGAAGGAAACGTAGATAAAAGTTTATCTTTTACCCAGTTTTGTAACCTTCTCCCTTTAGCTTTTTTACTCCGTGTGTCCATCTTCCTCCCTAGGATTATTAACTTCAGTATACCATACCCATTTAGGGGTAAGCGCTTTAGATTGCTGTTGAGGTAAATGCTTTAGCTTCTCTCCCCAACAAGGTCTTTTATATGCACAAAATCTACACTCCATTGGTAGCACTTTATTACCTGTAGCTTTTCTACTGAAGTATTCATCTTGATCTTTAAATAGTTTTTTAAATGGGGCATTTGAGTTTAACGCATCTATATTATCTTTAGCTTTCTTAATAGCTTCTTGTGAATGATGCTCGTCTGACAATGGCGTTTCAGTTACTGCCCATTCTCCTGTAGATTTATTAATAGCAATCCATCCACCAAAGTCTGTATTCTCTGCATTAGAATAAAGATATCCTTGAGGTACATATCCAAAAGTATCTTCTTTTAGTATGGCATCAAAACCCCCCTCATCACTAAACTTATTTTCAAATGCCCAGGGCGATGCACTTTTAATATCATATATTTTATTTTGAATCTTAATATCATAAGTGCCAGAAATTTCTGTATCTTTGTCAAACTTGTATTTAACATGTTTTTGTAAGTCATCTACTTTAACACCTGAAGCTTTTAATATTGCTACTGCTGCAGCTTCAATCATATCTCCAAAAAGATTTCTCATCTTAAAATTATAAGGCATAGGCTCTGGCTCTGCTCCAGACTTTTCCATTTGTAATTGACAAAGAGGTCTTCCTATACTTGACATGCGTGTTTTAAACTTATTATCACGCTGTTCAGTAAACTGCTTTTTAAAAGCATCTTTACACGCTTCTCCAAACTCATTCACTATTGTACTAGATACACCCACAGAGGCTTTGTTAGCCTCTGTGAGAAACATTTGTACTCTGTTTAAAATAGAGTTTGACATTAAGTTGCTAAGAACTCCTCCGGGCTATCTTCAGATACAGCCTCTATAATCTTAGCACTATCATCATCCCTACTACTGCTAGCATTAGCTTGTTTCCATTGCTCTGCAATCTTCTTATTCTCATCTTGAATCAAGTCATTGAACATATCCATATGCTCAAGGTCTTTCCTAGAAAATTCGATTTGCTTACTATCAGTATCAATAGATGCTACATAGAAAGTATTACTACCACTCTTTTTTCGTTTAGTGGTTAAGTTTAGCACATGGTTGAACATCAAACTGTTTCTGCCTTTTAATCCTTTTAGAGTTTCTCCAATAGGCTTAAAGTTCATACCTGTTACACGCCACAACACAGGCATTTCTTTTACAGTTGTTGCTGTACCATCAGCTTTAGTACACTCCATGCTAAGTAATCCATATACTAATCTATAGCATTTTATGTTTCTTTGCGCATCTACCTCGGCTTCAGTGAGTTGCTCTTTATCTTTACCAATAACTTTGCCGCATCGTACTCCTCCTTTTGTGTCAATAGGCTCATCTTTCCATGATTTAAATATTACTGATGTGGACGCATACTTGTTATCATCTGCATCATACTCCATGTATTGATAAGCATTAATAAATGGTCGAAACTGTACTGCTGTATCTTTTAAGCTATAGACTTTAGCTTCTGATTCAGGGTCATAAATGTTATAAACACCTGCCCTCAAGGCATTCCCATCATCATCTTCAGCAGCCCTATTTATTGCCAATCTTGGCAAAGTGCCAGACCCCATTTGAGATCCATCATCTTGCCCTGTCATCTTCATGATCTCTTCGTTAGAAAGAGACCCAAAAGGCTTTACTTCGTTACTCATATTTGCACCTCCAGTGCTTTATTATTATACCTAACATACCACACATATTAGGTTTTGTCAATGATAAATTGTAGTGTCTAACCAATTTGGTCCAACCTTTATCTCAACCTCTAACGGAACATCAAAATCAACACTATACCTCTCCATAAGTTCATCAACCACACCCAAACAGCCTTGTGTTAAACACTCAGCTACTATATGTTCCTCACCAGGAAATACATCAGCGACTATAGAGTCATGTACTGTGTTGATTAAGATGCTCTTCGTATCATTGTTGTCTAGCAGTTTTTGAGAAAGTATACATGCTAGAGGGACAATGTCAGCAGTGGCAAAGCCTTGCACAGGATAATTTTTTATCTGTGTTGAAAAGCTTGAGCCACCCCATGGCATGCGTTCTGCACTTGGAAAAGCGTACTGCCTACCTGTTGGTAGAGTTATGACTTTATGTCGTATTGCCTCACTTTGCAGCTTATCATGCCAAACTTTTATGTCAGGGTATTTTTTTAGAAATTCTGTATAGTATTTCTTTTCATCTTCAGTCCCTGACATCCCACCATACAAAGGTTTAAATGTGTGTGCTTTAGCTTGTTGCCTAGAGCACCCTATTGTATCCGCAGTAAATTGATGTACATCTACACCATCATTAATATCTTTTAGTCCTTGTTTGTCTTGCGCTAGAAAGACAGCAGTTCTAAATTCTAATTGTGCAAAATCTATCTCCATAATATTTCCATTAGTAAATCGTGAACGAATAACTTTTCGTATTGGAAAAGTACCACCTCTTGGTTGGTTTTGGAAGTTTGGATCACGACTAGATAGTCTACCTGTTGTTGTAATACATTGCATAAAGTTTGGATATAGATAATTAGCTTCTGTTTTATGCTTTTTAATACCTTCAACAAAAGTTTTTAAGTATGTATCTAAAGCATTATATCTAGATATCTTTTCTATAAAGTCTCTCAACTCTTCATCACCTGTCTTGGCTACTTTCAATAAAGTATTTTTATCAGTTTTAAATCCACCTTCAGCAATATCCATAACGGATTCTACTTTAGCAGAAAATCCTGCTCTCTCTTTTAAATTTTTATAAACAAAACCTTTGCCTCCACAATCCATACACTTAGTGAGATTTTTATAAGGGTCTCCATTTATTTTGAATCTTTGTATATGCCCTTTTCCATTACATGCAGGACACTGCTCCGCTTTAGTTTTGGATATAGGCTGTAGAAACATATCAAAAATCTTTCTCATTTCTGTTTTAGAATACTGATGCCTTCTCTTTGGCTTTTTTGTAAATGAATCTAATCCTAAATTAAATTGTACAGACCATTTCTTTTTGTCAGTAACTTTTACTCCATAGATTAACCATGATAATTGTTCTGGGCTAGAAGGATTTATAGAAGTATCTCCCATTTTTCTATATATAGTCTCATCAATCTCTACACGAAGTTTGTCTTGTTCTTCTTGAAAGTCCGTCTCTACTTGCTTTAGTGCCTCATCATCAATATAGATACCATTGTTTTCCATATTAGCTAATACAACTAGAAACTCACACATCATCTTAGTACTTTTTATTAATTTTTTATTCTTAGGTATCTTAAACTGTTCTATTTGGGCATCAAACAATGATCGTGTTGATTTTATATCAAATCTACCATACTCTTCTAACATTCCTATAGGCACATTCTCAAATGAAGTCTTGTTTTTGATAAACCCTTCCATTAAATCAGACTTTTGCGTAACATTTCTTCTAGCACAGCAATCTTTTAGCTTTAAACTGCGTTTTAAGCCTCTATTAAGCATATATTCGCCTATCATGGTGTCATAGACCCTGCCTGAGTAAGAAAACCCAGATTCCCATAACCAAATTAAGTCAAACTTTATATTGTGACCAACTAATAAGGTAGTTTTATCTAGTATGGTTTGTACCCTCTTTCTATCAGGAGTTCCCCTGAACTCATTATGCTTGAAAAAGATATAGTCATCATTCAAACCCATACAAATTAAAAAGTTGTGTGGGTTTTTTGCTGATGGATCTAGTTTACCTTCATTAGTTACTTGAAAGCTAGTTTCTACATCAAATGTAGTGATCATTCCTCATACCTCGACAGTTCTGGTACTATATTGCATGGTATCATTCCATGCCACCCTGTTATTTTATTCTTAGTTATATTTAATCCTCGTAGATTTTTATCCATGTCTACCTTGTCTCTGTATCCTACGCCTATGATAACATCAGCTTCTGCTGCCTTTCCTGTTTTACTATTCTCCATCATATCAAATGTTATGTCAAGTTTACCTTGAGCGTCAGCAGATGCTTGAGAGATCGCAATCACACAGCAATTGTTTCTTTTGGCAATCTCCCTAGCACCTGTATATATAGCCCTAAGTTTTTCATCAGTACGAGCAAAGTTTCCTGCAACTCCAACTTTATCTAGTTGGTCAATAACAATTATATCAGGTCTTTCTTGCGCTACTAACTCATCTACTTTGACTAAGTCCCAATCAACAGTATCTAGTATCTTTACATTTTCTTTGATCTCAGCCCATTTCCTATTGGCTAGGGCAGTATCGTTTTTTATTTCTTCAAATGTCATACCAGTATGCGCATTGATCAGTCTCATCTGCGTTCTGATAGCCGGTTCTTCGTTTATCAGGGCACAGACTTTTGCACCTTGCGATGCAAAACCATTTATTCCTGCAATGAGGTTTACCCAAAATGCAGTCTTACCACTTTCAGGGCGAGCAAATAATATAACTAAGT